GGGTCAAGAAATGCTAAGTTTTCAGTATGATTACTTTTATTTGTTACGTCAAATACACTCATTGTTTTTCCTTATATCACGCAGCTTTCACATGCTTCGTCTTCATTAATTACAATATCGCTGTTTTCTACATTAGCAGAATTATCTAATTTGTCAATATCTATTTCACCTGCGCCGTCATTAGTATTAAAGTAATACAGTTGCTTACCGCCATACTTATAAAACATCATTAAGTGTTGTAACATAGTTGACATTGGAATCTTTTCATCATCATAGTGTGCAGGGTTATAACTTGTGTTTACACTAATACCTTGGTCAATATATTTTTGCAGTACAGCCATAATTTTTAAGTAGCCTTCAGGACTTGTTTGATCCCATAGTAGTTCATACTTGTTTTTAAGATGATGGATACCAGGTACAACTTGTTTTAGTACACCATGCTTGGATTGTTTAACACTTACTAAACTACGTGGTGGCTCAATGCCGTTTGTAGCATTACTAATTTGCGCACTAGTTTCTGCTGGCATCAATGCCATTAGTGTGCTGTTACGGATGCCTGTTTCACGTAGTTGTTCTCTTAGTGCATCCCATTCCATACGTTCCTGAGGTGCTACTAATTCATCTACATCACGTTTATATGTGTCAATTGGTAGTACGCCATCACTATATTTTGTTTGGTCATTCCACAAGCAAGCACCTTGTTCTACTGCTAGGTCTGCACTTGCTTTAATTAAGTAATAACTCCATGCTTCTGCATACTCGTCAATCATTTCTAAGTTCGGATCACTGTAAGTCATTCCATTTTTAGCCATCCAATATGCTAAGTTGATAATGCCAACGCCAAGTGGACGACGACCCATTGTAGCCATTTTTGCTGCAATTACTGGATAATGCTGATAACTTAGTAGTGCATCAAGTCCACGTACTGCAAGTTTACAAATACGTTCAAAGTCTGCAGGCTTTTTAACATTACCCCAATTAACTGCACTTAGTGTACATAGCGCAATCTCACCATCTGGGTCATTGAAATCATTTAATGGCTTAGTTGGTAAGTCGATTTCACAACACAAGTTACTTTGACGTACAGGTGCTACTTCTTGTTTAAATGAACTGTGTGTATTAGCATTGTCTACATTCATTAAGTAAATGCGTCCAGTGTCTTTACGCTCTCCCATAAAGTGGCTAAAAAGTTCTAGTGCTTTTACTGTTTTCTTACGTAGTCGTGTATTACGTTCTGCACGTTCGTATAGTTCTTTAAATTTGTCTTGGTCTGCAAAAAATGCTTCGTATAAGCCAGGTACATCGCTTGGTGAGAACAGTGTGATATCGCCACCTGAAATAAGACGTTCGTACATTAATTTATTAAATTGTACACCGTAGTCCATATGACGTACACGATTGTCTTCTACACCTTTGTTGTTTTTAAGTACAAGTAGGTCTTCAACTTCTAAGTGCCAAATTGGATAGTAAAGTGTTGCCGCACCATTGCGTACACCACCTTGTGAACAACTGCGAGTAGCACTTTGGAACATTTTATAAAAAGGAATAACACCTGTATGATACGCATCTCCTTTACGAATTGGAGAACCTAGTGCACGGATACTTCCTGCGCCAATACCAATGCCTGCTTTTTGTGATACATATTTTACAATGCTGCTAGTAGTAGCATTAATACTGTCAAGACTATCACCAGTTTCAATAAGAACACAACTGCTAAACTGACGCTGAGGAGTACGAACGCCGGCCATAACAGGAGTAGGCAAACTAATGTCAAAGTTGCTAACAGCATCGTAATATTCCTTTACCCATTTTAATCTTGTTTCACGTGGATAGTCTGCAAATAATGTAGCGGCAATAAGCATATATGCCATTTGCGGTGTTTCTTTAATTTCACCGGTTACACGGTTTTGTACTAAGTACTTACCACGCCACTGTTCCATTGCAGCATATGTAAAGTTTTCGTCACGATCATGTTTGATATAATCGTTTAGTTCATCCCATTCGTCAGCAGAATAATCTTCTAGTAGTGCAGGATCATACCATCCTTCTTCTACATTGCGCTCAACAAGTTCTTTAATATGACAAGGCTCAAATGAACCGTAAACATTTTTTCTAATATGATAGACAATAAGGCGACCTGCTACCCACTGATAGTTTGGTGTATCTTCATCAATTAGTTCGCTTGCGCTTTTAATTAGAGTTTCTTGAATATCGCTACTAGTAATACCATTATAGAAATGTAAGTTACTTTTCATTTCAACTTGACTTGGACTAACGCCATTGATATCTTTACATGCATAAAACACTACTTTGTGAAGTTTTTCAATGTCGATTTCCTCTTTATCGCCATTTCTTTTGGTTACTAGAATATTACTCATTGCGTCTCTGTCCTTAAAAAAAATATTGTTAGCTGGATTTCGTTCCTGCTTTGATTGTTTATATAATGTCTTTAATTTTTGTACTGTAGTTTACAGTACAAGTTTCATCGGTTGGTAATGTACTTATAACACCATGCTGGAAGTTAAGCAAGTACTTATTGTCAATTAATGCACATAATCTTTGGAGGCTTTTTTCTCTACAAGTTATATACAATAGTTCGTTTTCTATATCTGGATTAGCATAATAAATTGTGTAACTCATGCCAAGTGCCAAACTATCTTCACAAAAATCTCCTTGATGTAGCATTTCCCATGGCGTAGGCCATTGGCTAGAATTAACTGGGTCGATTGCAATACTTACTAATGGAGCACTTTGCCACCATGCAATAACGGTATTGCATACATCGAATATATTATTTGTATCAAGGCTTTTACGAAAATCTCTCCACATACCTAAACGTTTGCTAGGAGGCTCGAACCAAGCCCTGTGATTTAATTGTTGTTCCAAAGCTGATATGTATACTTAAAAGTTGCTTGTAAATTATCGTTGTCAGTGTATTGAAGTTTTAGTGTATTGGCAGTTGATCCGTCTACATTAAAAATGATATCCACAGCACCTGTTTGATCAAAATTGTCTGAGAAAACTGTAAGTCCTGTATCTGTATCAACACTCATTCTTAACTCACCAATTCTTAACCCGTTTGCAGTTTTTAATGTATAATTTAAAAAAGCAGTATTAGTTAATGTCGTATCGAATATTACGCCAGTGTCTAATAAATTACCATTTGCTGGTAGTGTTTCTTCTACAGGATCATTTGATATATCACGAGCTACTTCAACTTCTGTATTATATTTTACTGTAATAACTTCGCCTACTGCAGGAGGAGTAGCAAATGTTAAAGTTGTATACGACATCGAGTAATTTGCTGCATTAACTTGTACACCGTCAATGAATGCCGCTTTAATGTTGTTAGGAGAACTTAGATACATTGGTATAGAAAATGTATCCGAAACGCCATCGCCTGTACCAACTTCTACTAAATTATTACCAATATATAAACGATGTCTGTCTGTTGCATATCCCAACTCGCCAACATCCAATAGTGGTAAGTCTGCAAAGTTACCTTGTCTGATTTGAATTTTACTAATACGTGTATCTGCCATTTGTATTTTCCTCTATAACATATTTATGTTAGATTATAGAACTCTTCTACTCTTTTGGCCCATTTTGTTTCCCATTCTTTAAACTCTTCTGGACCTACTTCGAACAACTGCCAATTGCAATCACGACTGCACATAAAGATAGCAATGTTTTCAATTTTAGTTCCGTATAGTTCGTTGTGTGCTAATCCATATGCAGCACCTTGCATAAAGTAATCGTCAATCCATTCACGTTTTTTAGGTTTGTTAGTTTGTTTAAAGTCCATAATTGTAGGCTTTCCTTTGTACACACCAACTAAGTCAGTTGTACCTGCATACAATCCTGGATAACATAAGTTAACTTCGCTACCCCAAACTTCTTGCAAATGTGGCTCGACATTTTTCTTTACTGTTTCTGCCATCATTTCTGCTTGTAGAATTCTTTCTCCGGTGTATTCTTCGTTTTTAACCCAGTACTCAAGTATGTTATGCATAATTGTACCAACGTTTGCGGCTTCAGTTACAATTTCTTGTGCTTTCTTTTCGCCAACACGTTTTTTCCAATTAGCAAGTGCTTCACGTTTTTCACGTGGTTTAGTTTTATCTAAAATAGTAGTAACACTTGGCACTGGATCGCCAAATGGATTTTCATATAAACGTTTTCCGTTTACACTTTTACGTTTGAATTCTTTATATGGGTAGGGGGAATTTAATGTTAACATTTAATAAATGTAACAGAAAACATATCAAATGTCAATAACTAATAACCCAACGGAATGTTTTATTTGTTGTAGTGTTAATTTGTTGATCTACACTATAACCTAAGTTTTCAAAGTATTTTACTACTTGCTGCATTTGATCTGTTTTTGCACGGTCAGATGATGATCCTTCCCATACAGTATAATACGAAACACTGTCTGGGTTTGTTGCTGTTACAGTAGAATTATCTGTTAAACCTAAGTCTGTATTAGCAGTACCTGCTCCTATTGCTAGTTGCCAAGTTGTAGACTGCAATGTAGTATATGTAATAACTAAATGATCTGTCGCAGACTTACTTGCAACAATACCAGTTAATCCTGCGTCATTAATATCTGCAATAATGCTGTTTAAGTTTGTGCCGCTAGTACCGAGTGTAACACTAGTGCCGTTTAGTTCTATTGTAGGTGTTCCAGTAATAGTAGGATTTGCAACAGTGCCTGTTGCTGTCACAGTAGGAGTACTTTCTGTCATTACAGTACCGTCATCAACTACAGTTTGATACAGTCCGTTGCCTGCATCTGTTAAGATTTGTTCCATGATATAATTTATTTCACGGAATATAGTTAAATCTTGTCTCGCTTTAGCACGAGCTTCTGCTCTGTTGATATAGTATGTCATTTCATACCCTTTTTAATTTGTTTTGCAGCCATTTTAGATACAGTTGCATCATCTTTTTGTTTAGGGGAATTAGGAATTGCTGTATCTAAAGTAACTTCTTCTCGGTTTGCTGCTCCTACTGCGTCAACTTTTTTTAATAAATCTAATAGTGTTTCCATTTCAATGAAGTAACCTGCTGCTTTCAACTTAGTTAAAAGTGCTTCAGTACTAATTTTAGTCAAGCCACGTGCTTTGGCACGAACGATAAGTTCTTCTATACCGTTTAGTACGTAACCCTGACCTTCATTAGTTATTACTTCATTAATTAACATTATTTTTTACGCATTCTGTTGAACCAGTTAGTTAATGCAGAATGTCCTGCATCACCTGGTTGAATATCAGCTGTACGAAGACCAGTCATTGCTCTAGGTGCTCGTGTTACTCCTGATTTTGGTACTGGATTAGCCTGACGAGATTGTCCAGAATTATATGGCATAGTTCTATAATCAGTGCCTTTATTTCCATATTGGCTAGGCTTTTGATCTGTACGAACACGTGGAGTTCCGGAATCTAATTCACTTAAAAGAGCTAAAACTTGTTCTTTAGTAATTTTTCCAGATTCGAGCATGTCAAATACACGACTCTTAGCCTCTAAGAACTTTTTTTCTTTTAATGCTTGTGCCTCCATCACGTCGACACCTTCTTTCATTTCACGTCCTGTTGCATTATCTTCGCCTGCGGCTGCTGGATCTGCTTCAAAGTCATCACCCATGTCTGCAATTGGCTCGTCACTCATATCCATTTCTGGTTCCATGCCCATGTCTGTTGGCATAGGTGTTGCAGGTGCTTGTCCACTTGCTGCTAGTGTAGCATTTTCCATTGCTTCTTTTGCTGCTTTTGCTTGATCTAAGAACGCACCAAGTGCTGCTTCTGCTGCAGTATTAAATGCTTCTGCAGTTTCAAAGCCAATTTGCTCTTTCATTGCATCAACAATTGGCATAAGTTCTTGTACTTGCATTTCTGCTAAGTCTTCTACCATCTTTTGTACTTTGTCAACCATTTCTCTGGCTGCTAGCAATACTTCTGCTTGTTCTAAGTCTGCTGCTTCTTTAACTTTTGTTTTCACTGTGCCCGCTGATCTAACAGGTGCTACTTCATTAATATATGTTCTCAATGAATGTGAAATTAAATGTAATTTATTATACTGTGGATTTTCCCAATATGTTAAATCACTTTCTTTAATTTGTGTAATCTTTGCATCAGTAACGTTTAGCATACGCTCTAATGAATTTGTGCTCATTTCGCTGATATCAACTGAGTGACCAAATGTGTTAGCCAACACTTTATTGATTTTATCAACATTATGAGATGCTGAGTTTAAATCATTTAAATACATTTTCCTAATTCCCTAGTTATATAGTATATTTATAGTCTTTGCAAGATTTTACGCTTCGCTTCTGCTACTTTGCGTTTTGCACCACTTGCTTTTGCTAGTGCAATATCTTCATTAATTCCACGTTTGGCTCTGTTGTTTTGTGTCCAAACTTCTTCGAGTGCTGTAGCATACTGCATATCGAAATGCTGTAATTCACTTACACCACTTTTTCCTGTCATATATTTTTTAACAATAGCCATTGCTGTTTCAAACAATGCTAGTTCTTGATGTATTATACGGTTTGTGTTTGATTCGACTATATTATAAAAACGTTTTTCACGTCCGGCAAACTCGTTCAATACAACATCAATTCTATAATTTTGTACTGTAACACTAGACTCTTCAATTTTACTGTTCATTGCAACTTTTAAATCTACGTCAGCGTCTGCTGCTTCAGTTAATTGATGATAAACTGTTTCAACTTTTTCATTCATAAGTTTAGGATTTGCAGACTGCAACTTAGACAAGATGTCGTGCATCGCTTTTGTTTGAGGATCCATGATTAGCTCTTTCCGTAATTATTAATATTAAGTTTATAACTGGCAGCACCACATTCAACAACTTTGTCTAGTACGCCACGATGTACAAGGTTTTGTGCAATATATGCTTCACGCTCGCTTAAACCTTTTTGCTCTAATAATTTATCTTCAGTGAAATGTGTTTCTAAAAACTTACTTTCTCTGGAATTAATAAATGTCGGAAATCCACCTTTGGTGATTATTGCTTTCATTGTTGTTGCTCCTCCGGACTACCTGGAGTTTGTGGCTGCATTGCTCTGACAGGAATACCTGTTGCAACTCTTTTAGCAACTCTTTTATCTTTGTGATATTGTTGTTGTGCTTTAACATTCATTTCGTCATTTGCATTACGTGCTTGATTGTTAGCACGACGGTTTGCATTTGAAGCATCTGTGCCTTGTTTTCTAACTGCAGCACGACTAGTGCCATAACTTGGCTCATCTTGCATACTATATTCTACTATATCACGTACTTTCATAATAGTCACCTATTTAAACGCTTTAATGCTTTACTTGCCGGATTAAACTTTTTAGTTTTTTGTGCTTTACGAGCCATTCGTGCACCCATTTTTGCTTTAGTCTTTTTAAGATTCATGCGCTTTTTAATATCAATTGGAGCACTACACTGACTAGGATCGGCAACTACTCTACCTGCTCGTTGTCCAACTGCACAACGAAACTTACGAGTAAGTTTATTGCCTTTTCTAGCCCAAACTAGTTGTGCTTCCATTACAGGCTCTTCGGATGTAAATTCATTAAAGTTCATATAGCTATTTATACGGAAAGGGTTAGGTCATTAACAGTGTAACTATTACTGTTAATACGCCTGCTACGATGGTGCCACCCGTGCCCATCATAATTTTATTTGTTGTGTTTTGTGCTTTGGCCATATCTTCACGTAAACGGCCAAACTCTCTTATACTGTCTTCTCTCATTTGAACGACAGATTTTTCAATGCTCGTAAGTCTTGTGTCTATGTTGTTTACCTTTTCTTCCAATACACGATACCTTTCGGCACACAGGTCAACGTGTGCTTCCAAATTTTCACGCTCAAGTTGAGTCGTTGCGATTGTTGCTGACATAGATTTGCTTTCTACGGCTTAAATGCTTCATAGCATCGTGTTGGTAGGAGCCTTGGTATGTTTTGCCTAAATTGTGTGCCTAAATGTAGAGTTCGCTTATTGCTTTCTACACTATTATTTATATATCATACGATTTTTATAAAGTATATATTTAAATATTCCGATGTGTTTGTGTCAAAAACATTATTTAAAAAATTAACAGTTTCGTCTAGGTATGGAGTAAATGCTATTCTATCACAGTCACTTTTAAGGAAATGTATATCATCGTCATCTTTTGTAAAAACATTGTTATGCTCTACTACAAAATCAAATTTCCATACTGTATGTAGTCCTGAATACACAGATCCGAAGCTGTATTTTGCTATATCTTGTGTCTCTAATACCTCAACAGTAATATCCAATGGCTGACTACGCATACCGATTGACTGTATAAGTGTATTTAAATTTTGCTGCTGATTGTATCCGTGAGTGTTTTTACTTCTATAATTTGTAATATCACTTTTTGTAATGTCCACTAACGTATACGCTGTGTATTTTTCTGACAAGTGTCACCTTATTAAACAAGACTTTTGCCAAACGCTCTTCCGGCAGCAAATCCTCCTGCAAATGCAGTTGCGCCAGCTACTGTTCTAAATGCTGCTCTTTTTAATCTGTTAGGACCACGTTCAGCATTTCTGACATTTTTAATTTCAAGACCATTATTTCGAGTCATTTTTTGGAAAGTTGGATATAGTTCGCTTTTAATTGCATTAGTTCTGTAGTATTGCAATAAACGAGTACTTGCTAATCCACGCTGTGCAGTGTCTGAACCTTTCCAATTACTAACAATACGTCTAACACTTCTGTAGTTGCTGTTTTGTATATCCATTCCACGCTCTAATTGCATGAAAAAGTTTTGCGGCCCAATAATTTCTCTACCTTGTGCCATTTGTGTTAAGTATTGCTTGATTTTCATTTCTGGCAGTTTAACTTTATTAGCTTGAATACCTGCTTTATCACTAGACATATATTTTCCAGTAGAAATACTGTGCAATGCTTGATAGAGATCAGTGCCATTTGTTTTATAGTTTTTAAATTGACCTCCACCGGCTAGTAGTGTACGTTTAGCATATGCCTGGGCTTGTGGAGCAGTTGAATAATCTTGATACATTGTATGCAATGTCAGTAAATTTAAAAAAGCAAAGTCTAAATTACTACGTAAGTCGCTAGACTCTAGTTGATTTTTAGTTCTAAACATTTTACTTTCATTTAATTCACCAATAAATCCAAATGTTGGAGAAGTTTTTTCTTCTTCAACTGGATGTCCTCCTGACATTTGTGCATACTGTAGTGCTGTGTATTTCTGTTCCATAATAATATTTATCTTACAAATTTGGTTGCCATCTGTCACGTGGCACTAGTTTAATTTTATCTCTACCAGCAACGTAACCTTCACCACCACGTTCGCCTTTTGTAGTTGCTACTATGTCTGCCGGTGCTGTATCTAATTGTGCAATGATATTATTCTTAACTGTCATAATTTTTACAACTAGTTCTAGCATTGCATCTAATCCTTTGTTGTCCGTTGCCATTAGTTTTGCTTGTTGACCTGAACTAACTTTACTTGTTTTAAGCCAATCAAAAAATCCTGTGCGTAATTTATCTAGTTTACGCTGCTTGGTCATTTGATTAACATAATTGTAAATGATTGCACCTTTGTTGCTTAATCCTTTTTCAGGAGTTAGCCATGCATCAATTGCTGCTCCGTTTGTGTTGGCTAGTTTTATAATTTCTTCAACTGAACTAGTATCTACTTTAGGTGTATGAGTAACATATGTTTGTCCAAACACTACTACTTCGTTTGTGTTTAGTCTACGAGTATCTTTAATCGGTGTGCCTGATTTATCGCCAAACGCTCCATATATACTATGTGCAGCAATACCAATTTGACTGTTACCGATACGTTTACCGATGTCGCTATTTGCATCTACTGTGTATGCAACATTGTTAGGTTCGAACACATACGTGCCTTTATTACTTACAAAGGGCTTACTAGGGCTGTACAGCAAGTCTCCGTATACAAATCCACGCATATCAGTCGGAGTATTACGTTCCATTAAATCAAACACTGCACCCATGTTGTTAGCAAAGTCTTGTCTCCAGTCCTCGCCCTTACCTGTGCTCATAATAAATTGTTTGAGTTCATCGCTACTAGTGCTTTTACTTTTGCCCCAGCCGTTTTTACCAGTTAGTACAAATTTACCATCTGGATCTCTACCCCAATAAATTGTTGGATTACCGTCCCATTTAATAGCAACATCACTTGAATCTTGACCTAACCGTTGTAGTACACTAGCCGCTCGTAATGCACCTTTGCTGCCTTCAGCAAATACTAAATCTTCTAAATGCTGATATTCACGTCCGACCTTTGCAGCCTCTGTGAGTATTTCTATTGCTCGCATTAGTCAAGTTCTTTCCAATTTGGATCACTTCTTAAGTCAGCTAGCATCGCTTCACCTGCTTCTTTGCCCAACGCTGTCATTATTTGTTCAACGCTGCCAATATCTTTTCCGGAGGCATTCGGGCCGAGTAATGCTTTTGCTACTTGATCGATGTTGTCTGTTACTAGATCTGCTTTCTTACCGTTAGCATCTCTGTTAAACAAACCTTGGTATGGTGACCATAGCATGTTTTGTTTTTTAGCAAGATATGCTAGTGCAATCTGCTTGTTTACACCTTTCCATTTACTACCAGCCGGGATGCTGTGCGTATGGAACTTTGCTGCATTTGCTGCATTAGGAACAACCATAATATCTACTTGGTGTGCATGGTCACCCATTGGCACTTTAACGTGTACACTTGTACCGCTTTGTGCTGTTTCAAATCCTGCTAAGTCAAACAGTTGACGCAGTTTTTGTCTAATAACTTTATCTGGTTCATCTGGCATATTAAAGTGATCTTTAAGTGCTGCAACATCAACAATCATATCTAAGTCGCCGCTAACTTTACCTTTAGTAGGAGTTGCGCCGCTACCAATTGGAATTGCAGGTGCACCAGTTTTAGATAGTACACTGTTTACAGTTTTCATAATGCCAGGAATCATACTATGATCAAAAGGTGTTACACCGTCACCAAAGATTTTTCCACCTTCAGTAACATGAAGATCTTCTTGTCTCATTCTTTTAATACGACTACCACGTCTGATTTTACGTTTAAATTTGCCGCCTAATATATCTTTAATCTTCAACTCTTTTGATCCCTCTTTGAAACTTTTTAGGATCTTTAGTTCGGATAGAATTAATTAATCTTTTATTCAAGTCTGCTGCAGTTTCTACATCAAAACTTTCGTTAATTAAATTAATTAAATTAATAGCAGTGACAATAACTTGCTCGGCATTAGACTCTACAATTTGCTTCTTGTCTCGACGAGGAGCCATTGCATTAATTTCTTCCAAAATAGATCTTGTTTTTCTTTTCATAACACTACTATTTATAAATATTGTTGCTGAAACATTGATGGAAAGCACTTATGGCACTTTTGCATTTTCTGATTAAGAACTTAGGATCCATTGGAAAAATAAGAACTATAACATCAGTGGTAGCGGGCAACACACAGGCTTACTTTTTGGCGAATACAGGCTCAAACTTATTGACTCCTAAAGGCTAGCCCGTTGTTCAACATCATACATAGACTAGATAAGGTCAACGGCATTGATGTTTCAGCAACTCCTCTATTAGATTGTAAATTTCTGGGTTAACGTTTTTAAAACTATTTCCTTGATAATTATCTAGTAATCTTGTTGCTTCTAGAAAAAAATCGTATTCTGTTTTTTTAGTATACGGAGTATTAATTAAAATATCATTTATTTCTATTTCTTGTGTCAAACCTTTGTCATCGAATTTTACTAAGTATGCTTTTCTCGATTCAACAGGAAGCTGATCTATAGACAAATGCTCAGGACTCGATAAAGCATAATATGACCATTGTAAATTTTTAGATTCGGAAAAGTCGTATAAATCTTTTATTCTGTTTATGTTTAACAAACTTATCACTGAATGCATTCCAAATGTTGCATTTTTATAATTTGATTTCCATTTATCTATCGTTTCTTCGATAATACCCCATTCGACACCCCATCTAGTAACAGTAGCTAAATCTCCTACTGCATCTATACTAAAGTCAATTCGAAGTTTTTTAGCTCTGTGTAATAAATCAGCAATTTTTCCTGTTGGAAATATACTACCGTTTGTATTAAAAGACAATTCTACATTTTCTATTTTAGCATCTTCGTCTATCTTTTGTAACAATGTTAACAATTTTTTACTATAAAAAGGTTCACCGCCATTGATACGTACAGTTTTTAATTTTGTTAAGTTGGTATTATTAAGTGCATTTATTAATTTAGTGCTGTTACTAGTATCTACTAAACTTTTGTCATATTGAAATCCATTTTTATTCTGATATTCGTGCAATTTTGTTAACACACTATCTGCAGAATACCATTTCGAACTTTGACCAGGTCTACAAATACGACACATCATATTGCATGTTGTATCAATTCCAATTTCCAATGATTCTAATTTTCCCGGGTTTTCAACTTCAGTTTGGTTGGCCCATTGTCTCATGCTGTGTGCACCTGTTTTTTCTTGTCGCCAACAATTTCTACATTCAGGAATATCTTCTTTAAGCATTTCTTCTTGTAATGTATTCCATCTATCGGAAGTTAAAATATTGTCAAATGTATCTAAGTTTCTCAGATTAAAAGGCTCCCACTTTTCTAGCCATTCTCTAGTAAACTGACAACAAGGTATAACATACCCAGCAGAATCGACTTGGGCTAGATGATTAAGTAATCTATTGCATGTCTTGCCCATTATTATTCTCTTCTTTTTAATAAATTTTTCAATCTATCAGCATTGTCTACAGCAACCGCAGCAGGTTGTGCAACTTGCTGACCCGGAGGACTAACACTAGCTGTTGCATTTGCTTTTAGGCTTTGATAAATGCTTGCAACTTGTCCATCTTCGCCTTGTTCATCTTCATCTAAATCAGTAATACGCAGTGTATTCATATCATAACCTAAATCTAGTTTAGTACCAACACCACTACTACTACGTGTTTTCATAAACTGTATCTGTACACGCCCACGCTCACGCATTGCACGACTACTAAAAATACCAATTAAGTTATCTGCTGTATTAATTTTACTAATGCCACCTGCAATGTGTGAATGGTCAAACTCAACTTCATCAACTGCACCACGATTTAACTGCGATGCTGTAACAAATAGTGTACCAAGTTCAATTGCTAAGTTACGCAACTCTTCTGATACAAACTTGTCTTTAATAAATTGATCACTTGGATTAACTTTAACACTAACAGGCATCATCAAATCCAAGTAGTCAACAAATAGTCCATCTACTTTAATATTCTTTTGTATTTGGAATTCTTTGATATATGCTTTAATATCGTTTACAGTACATCCATTTTTCATTTGGATAACCTGTAGTACACCTGCTTTTTTACTTGCCATTTTAACTTTAAGTTCAACGTCATCTGGATTCTTCATAACATCACGTGTACTCATATTAGTAAGCATAGCGTCTAGTCGCATACTACATAGTTCTTCACTAAGTTCTAGCGAAACATAAACAACGTTCTTACCAGCAAGTGCCCAGTTAAGTGCCATGTTCTGCATAAACAAACTTTTACCTGAACCACTACCACCTGCAAAGATGTTTAGTTCGCCTGGATTAAATCCACCGTACAATACTTTGTCGAGACTTTCCCAACCTGTACTGTTTTGTCCTCTGTTGTCTTTAATAGTTTGAATACGTCCTGCAGGATCATCCCAATAGTTAAGTCCAAAGTCTTTAGCAAGTCCAATACTAACAGCATCTTTAATTAGTTGTTCTACACTACCATACTCATGTCGTTCTAGTTTGTCAGCACTTTGCAGAATTGCGCCTTCAAGTGCTTTGTGTCTACAAAACTTTTCATATTCATCCATGAACCAGTTTTTGTGATCGTCTGTTACTTTGCTAGTAATATCATCGAACTGCTGACTTGTTTTTGCAGCAATTTGTTCATGTGTAGGTAAGTCACCATAACCGTCTACGTGCTCTTGTATAAAGTCCATAACAGGCTGATACTTACGAGCAAAATACTTGCTTTGTGTAATAGCATTACATCTGACAAAGAGATCTTTTTCTGCTAGCAAAAACTCGATATAAAGTTTTTGTAAATCCTCTGTATATTCTTCACTCATTAATTTCGCCTGTTAGCTTTTTAACAATGTATTCGCTACGTGTATATGTCATACGCCAGTCTTTTCCCTTACGTGGAACTGCACCATTCATATCCATTGTTATAACGTATTCATAATAATTTGTCAACCAAATCCATTCGTTGGTAATATCGCTACGCTTTGGTAGCCAAGCAAACTTTTTAATCCATTCACTTTGTAAATCTGTGTGTGCGCTTATATGTTTCACTCTTTTATAAAAATCCTCGTCTCTAATATTGTAATCATCTACAATAGGATTTAGCAAGTAACTGGATCTTCGTTGAGTTGCTCTCTGTACTTTCAATTATACTCCTCACTGTAAACAAACGTCCATATTTTTGTACTGCATCAGCAGCATCTTTACAATTTTCCCAAGGAGGAAAACTTACACTCCAGCCTCTGCGTAATGCTGCACGAACTAAATCATGTCCTGCTTTATCGGCGTCTGGAACTACAATAACTTCTGTTTCTAAACTATCAACTATGTCACATTGTGTCATGCTGGGCGTATTACCTTGCATAGCAACACCTCCAACTAGCAATGCATCGAACTGTCCTTCGGTAACGATTGTGTACTTGTGCGACTTTTGTGCATCGATATTGTACACAAAATGCTTTGGACTTTGCAAGTAATACTTGGGTGTTTCTTTATTAGGTGTTTTACCAACCCAACGTGCAGTATATCCTACTACAATACCTTTGTGATAAAACGGAAGTATTACTCTGTTACTAAAATGTTTAAAAGGTGACCAATGCCAATGCTTATAAAAATCAACACCACGTGAATTAATGTACTCACACGCTGCAATAAACTTTTCAAGTTCTTTTTCTGTTAGTTTGCTTGTATCTACTTTTTCAATAGGTACAGCATCTGGCGGTAATGATGCTTCGGACCAGTCTATTTTTACTTCACGCTTTTCTGCAGTTTGTATAAACTGATCTACAATACTTTCTTCTTCTTGTTCTTTAAGTAATTCAAAATTAATGCGTTGAATTTGTGCAGGGTCTGCACCAAACTGTTCTAGTAAATCTTTTAAACGTCCTGCTATCTTACGTCCAGGACTCCATCCAGTTTTAAATCCACAATTAAAACAATTGTATTGAACTTTATCATCATTAAACATAAAACCGCCACGCTTACGTTTATCAGCACTATGCCCACGTGTAGCACACATTGGACAGTTACCACTGATCCAACCACTAGGCGTTTGTTTCCAAGTGCCAGGCATATTTTGCTTAACAAAATCTAATACAATCATAAATTAATAATACAATTTATTTGTTGGAATGTCAATAATATTAACCGTTATTAAAAAGTTCACGAACTTCTAATACATAACTTACTCTCATATTTTGATCACTGTGAAGTGCATATTCACGTCCGAATTCATCTGTATAAGTAATAATGATACTATACAACCCAGGGTCAGTATTTGCATATAAATCTTGGTCATCGAAACGTAAAATTGCGATACCACGATCATAATCATGAGGAATTAAAGTCTTAGTTAAAATTACAGTTTTATTGTTGTTGAGAACTTTAGCAGTGAACGTTTTAGTCTGCAAATTTTCAGGCTTACGATCAGTTGTTTGAACAAAAAATTCAATATCAGTATACACACCTTGGTAATGTACCAATGGTTTATGATTAGAAACACCGTGATATGTTGTTCCTTTACGAGTAGGTACTAATATTTCACTACGTTGATTATAAATGTAGCTTGTAGTTTGATAATTGTTCATTTCGTTTCTCCACTAGTATTTATTTGACTAAGTAATATTACAATGACATATATACCGCAAAAATATCAAAAACTTTTAGATGAGTTTCCGTTTTTAACACTCGTGTCGTACGGTGATAATGAATACGTAGGCATTATGCAAAATGTAGATCAACATATGGCAAGCATGTATTGTTTTGAAAATATCAGAACAGATGCAGACAAGTTAGAATTTTTAGATTTAGGCGAAGAATGGTGGTGGGGAACAAACCGTATGATTCCTATCAATATTATTTTTAAAAGTCGTTGGGAAAAGTTTAGACCGACACTAATGACTTTTAGTCAAAAGAATTTTGAAATTGTAACAGGTCCTAGCATTAGTCTAAATAATATTATCCAAAAACGTGTTAAACGAAGAAACATACAACTAGTAAGAAAACTTACATAGTTCCTAATTGTTCACATAGCAAGTTCATGTGAACAACAATAGCTGTAGCATATGCAACCGCATGTGCTTTTTTAAAGTAGTAAGCATCGCTACCTGGCGGCTTAATCCATACTTCGCTATTAATTGTATTCCAATCACTATTTAACAAGTAGCGTTTAGCAGGTCTAATTACTGCAATTGCTGCAGCCAAGTCTGCAATACTACGTGGTTTTAATTTTTTAATTACTTCATAATGATTGCCAATGTGAAATAGTTTTTCTACAAATTCTTCGTGTTCTAATAACTCCCACATCGGTTCTGTATTCATTAGTGTGTTCAAATGTTCTTCATTACGTACATCTTTGTATATGCTAACGTTAAGCATATCTAGTTTAAAATATCCAGCATCGTCTGCTTGCTTATGATCTAGTGTGCATAAACCTTTAAAAGGATCATTTGGTACTCTATGAAAATAAACACCTGTATTGTGTTTACGATCTTTTAAACGTGCTGGTACGTGTTTTAGTTTATTTAAAATTATATCTCTATTAGCAAAGTCAATATCAATATCAGGCATCTTCACGCTCCACAGCATATCTCCACATTTCACTATCAGGAACACGGTTCCAATGCAGTTCACCTTCTTTAGGTGTAGCACCAATATACTGTTCTCCAGTCTCTCTGTCAATCAATAACCATTTCATTGGTGCACGAGTTTTTACTATAAGTTCAACTGCTTCTTCTACTTCGTACACACTTGATCCATCTTGTAATTTTCTAAATTCAGTCAACTGTTTCTCCGTCTATAATGTGTCGCACCCATGCTGCATCTTGTGGTGCTTGTTGTGTTTTTTTACCCCAATAACCTGCGTCAATACTATTAGCTACTCTTGTAAAGCATTCTTCATTCATTGTGTTTAGCGAGCTTTGTGCACGGTTGCTGCATATAAGTATCCAAGGACTTATTTTGCCAGACTCTACCCAGTCTGCAATTACATACCCGCCTGCAGTTTCCCAAAATGTTTCAAAGTATTCTAGTTTACTAGCGTTTTCTACAAAGCGTTCTAGTGCACGGTCTACTGTTTCTTTTTTAAGATGTTCACGTACAAATAACATATACATACGGTCAGTAGGCCAATCTTTTAGTTTTGCTTGTTTGCGTACCAGCCAACGAGTATATGCTTCTGCGTCAATTACACGTGTATTAATACAGTAACTACCGTACTTTACAAACGCACTAAAGAACTGACTTTCTACAAAGTCTTTGTACTCCTTAGGTTTATGTTGCATACTAAGTCTGTAAAATAAATCAAATGCAGTAAATCCAGCAATAGTTTCTGGATAGTCTTTGCTTAACCAACGGCGCTTTTTTTCACAAGTATGTGCTACTAGTGTACTTTCACGCTTAAAAGATTTACCGCAATATTCACACTTCGTCATCTGAGAATTCAATAACTGCCTTTGGTGTTAGATTTTTAACAATAACATTTGCTTCTGGCTCAACATCATCAAATGATGTATTTTCAGATAGTATTAAAATTTTATAACTTTCATCTGGCCAAACCAAATCTACTTGTGCTTCTCCTTCTAAGCAATGTATTTTCATTTGAATATATCCTTTATTTCTTTTTTTGTCATACCTTCTTGTTCCATACGATCTATTAAATCTTCTTTACTGTTTGATTTTGCAAACAATTCCAACTCATCCTCGTTATATTCGGGATATTCATTGGAAAGCCATTCAAGTAATTTATTTTTCATTCCGGTTTTCGCCGGAGCGATCCATTCGTGAAATTCTGGCTTACCTGTGCCTGCTATCTGTAACAGTTGCAACTGTAACTGTGGGTGTTTTTTAAGGGTGTTAAAGTCAACGTTTGTAAATTCATTTACTAGCATTAAATAAGATGCAGAATTAGCACCTTTAACACTACTTGCCCATCGCATTTGAATCCACAGTTGTTTGTCGTATTTTTCACGTTCTTCTTTTGTTAGGCTTTTATACCAAGCACGATCCTTTGTGTCAATTGCTCGCATTTCGCTTTTAATATCTAGTTTACTCATTACCAAAGATCCGCTGTACTTAACACATCTGGTATCTTACTTGTTTCCTTAACAATAAAAATACAATCAGGATTTTCTTTTTCGCTTA